TTCATAAGATTTTTTTAATTCTTCAAATTCATTCGTCTTTATCTTCATTGTTATCCTCACGCGGTTCAATATATTTAAACCAAATATAATCTAAAACTAATTGTTCTGCTCCTTTAGAGCCATAATTTACACGATACATTACTTGTTTTGGAGATTTTCCAAAAAAAGTATTATAAGCAAATTGATAAATATCATAAGCGACTTCGTTCATTAACCAAAGTCCTCCGTGAACTCAAAAATACCATCACAATGTTCAAACCAATCGGTTCCATATTCTTTTATTGCCTTTGATTTACAAGTAGAACAAATACAATAACTAATTGTGCCTAAACCGGTTGGATAAAAAGAATATTCAAAACCGCCGCCAGAACATCCATGATAACTAGCGGGATTATTATGAATTTCTTTATCATGCTCTATTTGCCAATTATTGATTTTTTCTTCTGCCTTTTTACTAATAGGGAAACCGCGAGAACTATTTGCTTTAATAGTTTTTAATTCTTCTCGCATAGATTGTAAAGTTTTATTTTCCCATTTATCATCAAATAATTCATTAAATTGGCTTTGAAGTCTATAATTTTTATCAGCTAATGTAGAAATATATCTTTTTAAAGCATCAATTTGATTATTTAAAAAATCTAAATCACGTTGATTAAAAAAATTAGTTGCAATTTGATCAGGCGTTAAATCTTCCTTTTTAATTTCAATTGTTTTCATCTTCTTTCTCCAATACTTCAACTAAATCTGGGAAAAGCTTTTCAAAAGTTATACTATCTCCTTCTGACATAGTTAATCTAATTCCATAATTTTCCATGGCAAATTTAATAAAATCATGCACTAAATCTTTATTCATTTTCATCCATCACCTTGGCTGTATTTATTAAAATTTGCGCAAGTTGCGGCTCAATATTAAATCTTTTAATATTCAATTCAATACTTTTTAGAAGATTACCCGAATTATATCTTTCACTAGAAGCTTTCCAATCAGCAATCATTTCAATTAAATCAATTAATGACATGCCTTCAATACCATTAGGATAATATTGTGGGTGATGTTTATTAACTGAATAATGATGATCTAATGCTGGTTTAAGTGCTTCTAATTCCTTTTTATATTCTTCTGATCCATATTCAATTTCTGCCAAACGTTCAGTATGTTCAGCAAATAATTCAACTTCTGGACTTTCTAGTTTACTCGCGTCATGATTTTCGCCGCGAGTAGTTAATCTATCTGTAAAAAAGCGGATATACTTTCGCACTTTTTCTATATGCTTTTGTGTCTCCACTCTACATTCGTCAAGTGTCATTGTTATCTTCCTCCATCAGAATAAAAGAAAAGAAGGCACTATATGTTATAAACCAATAATCATTATCTAAGTCTCGAAAAGAAATACCCGCTGGTTTTTCTTCAAAATCATGAAGATGGTGGAAAATAGTAGTACTGCCATCATGATAAAATATTTTTAGTTTCATATAATACTCCTTTTCTTTTTCTAAAAATATTATAACATAATTTCTATTTTTAGTCAAATAAAAAAACGCACGGTTTCCCGTGCGTAATATGTAATAAAATTAGTTTTCTTCTTTGCTATTTTCTCCGAAGTTAATAATTGGAATTGTTCCATTACCGCCACTATAAACGGGTAATTTGCCATCCCAAGACTGAACTTGAGTATATTCAATTAAGTCTTTTGTTAGAGAAGCACTAATTTTCTTATTAGCATCTGCCTCTGCTTCTGCCTTTACTCTTACAGCATACGCATCTGCATCCGCTTGAATTCTAGCTACTTCTGCTTCTGCGTTTGCTGCAATTTTAGCACGAGACGCAGCTTGTTCTGCTTCCATAGTTTGCTGGTCTTGTTGTGTTTGCGCGCGAAGCTTTTCCTGAGTTGCAACCTGTTTAGCTTCTACTGCGCTTTCAAAAGCATCAGTAAAATCAATATTTTCAATAGCAAGAGAAATAATATTAATACCTTTGCTACTTAGTTCTTCGCGAATAAGGGCTTCAATAGCATTTGCAGCTTCTTGACGACAGGCAATAAGATTCTCTGCATTATATTGTGCGATTACAATTTTTACATCTTCTTGAATACGTGGACCAATTAAGATACTTACATACTCTACTCCTACGTCTTTATAAAGATTCATAGCAGTAGTTTTATCAATATTATAGTTAATAGAACCCTGAATATCTACTTGTTGAATATCTTTAGAAAACGCTTCAAGTTGAAAGGTTCCACGTTGTTCGCGGTTATCCATTCTTACAACATTATCCCAAGGTGCTTTTGGGCTAATACCAGCATCCAAGGTTGAATCATGAACCTTACCAAATGTCGTCACAATACCGGTATAACCAGTAGGAACATAAGTAAAGCATCCTAGCACAATAAAAACAATTGCAATAATAATTCCTAATGTGCGTATTCCTTTTCTATACGAAGCACGACTTATTACAGTTCCATCTCGCTTTGTCTTATCAGGAAAGACACTAGCAGAAACAATAAGACTCACAACAATAACAACAATTGCTAAAATAATATTTCCCATTTTTCCTCTTTTTCTCCTTTTTAATTATACGGGGTAGCATTACGACCTGATTTTTCTCCATACCACCATTTCATTGGATAATTACAATCTGGGCATCTAATTTGTTCAATTTTATCTACACCAGTAAAGTAAGTTTCCATATCTTCAACTGTAAATTCAAATAAACATCTACATTTTGGACACTGTGCATTTAAAAAATCAAGCCCGTGTTTAATAATTCTAATCGCCATATATTCTCCTCTTTTTATTGGAGCGCGCGGTCGGTGCTGCCCCGACTAACAATGATTTTGCAGACCACGACGTTTGCTGATTCGTTACGCGCGCGAAAGCCACCAATTTTCAATTTTTTCCCATTCTGTTAAACTAATACCACCGCATAAAAACTTTTCAAAAAGATTATAATAACAAATGGTACTATAAGTAGCGTTCATTTTATTTTTGTAAATTTTATCAATAGGAATCAAAATGAAATTAGGTTTTAATGATTTAATTTTCTCCCATACACTATCCATTGTACGATAACCACGAGTAGTCATTTCTTGTCGCACATAATAAGCATAAGAAACAAAATGATTAAAATCATAGTCCATTATAAAATTAACAAGAACGTGATTAGGAGTTCCTTTCTTTTGAATTGAACTTGCAATAGCGCTACATTCGCGCCATTGACTAACTAATTGTTCTCGCGGCAAAGCTGATAACATTGAAGTATGCCAAAGTCGCATAATTTAATCCTCTCTTTCAGACCAATATGTTGTATAACAAACAATTCCACCAATTAAACATACAAGTGCCAAAGAAGTATTATTTCTTGCTAGGTTCCAACCTAAGCAAAAAAAATTAAGTGCAGCCATAATTAACCAGCCCATATTTTCCTCTCTGTAATATAATTATAATATAAATTATGTAAAAAGTCAAGTGGTCGTTCCCCTGGGACTCGAACCCAGGACACACGGCTTATTGGTGATGAAGGATAGATTTGAACTATCATTATCTTCTGCTAGACAAAAGGAGTTTTCCAGTTAACTTACTTCATCAAGGCCGCTGCTCTAACCTACTGAGCTAGGGAACGAAAACGCGGCAGCCCCTTACGGGCCTCAATCCATAAATGGCTACCGCGGCAGGATGCGGTGCGGCCACACCACATCCAGGAATACTCTTTCTATTCTTGGTGGTATGCACCTCACACGACCTTTACGCGCGTGGCAATTTCAGTTGACACTAACGAGTTCAACTTCCGCTAAATCTGCAACTAGGCTACGATAGATTTAGTTACCGAACAAACATCTTGTGCTATTCCGGACTAGCTAACTTGGCAAGAGGACTCAAGGCATTCAGATAAGGAATTGTAACTATTGTGTTTGTTGTTGCAATAGTTCGTAGCTATACTCACCCCTTTTCCCTGTCGCGAACAAGAGGATTTTTACAGGGGGAACCTTGGTGGCTAGGAATGGTTCCGACCCATTGACCTTCTGCTCTTCAGGCAGACGCTACTACCAACTGAGCTACCTAGCCATAAATACCGCTCAAGAGATTTGAACTCTCACTGTATGCGTTCTTAGCGCATTGTCTCTGCCATTGGACTAAAGCGGTATGGCACCCGCGGTAGGATTCTAACCTACGATCTATCCGGTCGTAGCGGATTATTCTATACAGCTGAACTACGCGGGCTTATATTTTACTCCATTCTTCATCAGAATATTTTTTAATTTCAGATTTTTTAGAAGGGAGATTTTCACTAATGCACCATTTCCTAATTGCATTATCAGAAACACCAAAAATATTACCAATTGTTGTAAATGGTTTATTTCTTATTAAATTTTTTAAATTTTCTCTATTTGGTCGTTCAACTTTTTGTTGGGCAATATTTGCACAACGAACACATCTTTTAGAATTTGTTTGTAATAAAGTGCCACAGTCTATACAATAATGTGGTTTTTGTTTATTTAATTCTTCTTCTGTTAATAAAGCTAAAGAAATTTCATTTTCTAAAATTAATCTTTTTGCACGATTATAATGTGTCCCACTTGTATTTAACCCAACCAAAATTAATGCTTGATGAATAGTTTTAGAAGTTGATAAAGCTTCAATTAATTCTACGTCTGTTACTGCTTTTTTAATTTTATTTTTACACCAAGAATCTGTATAACTATGACAATTAGGGCATAATAGTTGTAAATTTTCTACAAGATTATTAGTATTATCTCCATCAATATGATGAACTTGCAATTTAATTGGTTGATTTAACCATTGCGTAAGATGGCAACATTCACATTCTTGCGGTCTTATTTTTAATAACTCTTTTAATAATTTTCCACCAGAAATATGATAATTACTTTTTGTAAAAATATCAGACATAATTTTCACCTCTATTGAAAATTAAAAGGCTGAGTGATAGAGGCACTCTTCATCTCGTATAGATAGCTAATCTTCCGCTTCCCTTGGTCGGAACGGTTGGACTTGAACCAACGATCTTCGCCTTATCAGAGCGCTGCACTAACCAACTGTGCTACATTCCGATATATATGGTGCGCCGGGATGGAGTTGCACCACCGGTGTTTCTTAGTGGCGGATTTACAGTCCGCTGCCCTCGCTGCTAGGCATACCGACGCATATTATGGTGGAGCATAGCGGTAACGCTCCGCTCTTTCAACCTTGCAAGGGTCGTGTTCTACTAATGAACTAATGCCCCATATAAGCTGGAGACAAAGGAATTGAACCTTTACACTTTGGGTCAGAGCCAAATACCCTTCCATTAGGTTAGTCTCCAATAAGTGCGCACTAACAGACTTGAACTGCTGACACCCACGGTGTAAACGTGGTGCTCTCCCAGCTGAGCTAAGCGCGCGAAGCCTCCCCATGAGGACTTGAACCCCAATTGAAAGATTAGAAATCTTTTGTCCTATCCTTTAGACGATAGGGAGAAATCACGGCGGCATAACTATATGTATGTCAAAATTGTTCATCACAAGGCACATTAAATATACATAAGTTATACCAGCCGTGTACGAAACCACTTTTAAAATACATCCAATCTTACTTGTAAAAGATTGCTGTTTGTGCCTTTCCCTTACCTTGTATATATATTATATCAGAATTTCTACAAATAGTCAAATAATTAATTTTTATGTTTTATACCAAAGAATAAACAAATAATTCCTATTAATAATAATATTAATGAATAAAATAGTGTAGAAGAATCACCCGTTTTTAATAATTCTCCAAATAAAGGAGTTTGATAATCAAAAATATCAAGCAAATTTTCTAGTTCTTCTTCTGTAAGATTCCTATATTCTTTTAAATCGTCATTTTTATCACGATTTTCTAAAATATATTTTTTTATAGTCATTTTTTGTTCTGGGGATAATGTGGGATTAGGTGTAGGCGTGGGCGTTGGTATTGGAGTTGCAGTCAAAGTGGGAGTAGGAGTTAACGTTGGAGTTGGAGTTGGAGTTGCACTAGGTGTGGGAGTAGGAGATGGGGTTGGTGAAGGTGTAGGTGTTGGAGATGGAGTTGGTGTAGGAGTGGGACTGGGCGTAGGAGTTGGGGTTGGTGTGGGAGTAGGACTTGGAGTGGGGCTTGGGGTAGGACTTGGAGTAGGAGTTGGAGAAGGTGTAGGAGTAGCAACAATTTCATATTCATATTGCGTTTTAATAGTAAATTGTTCACTTTCAAAATTATTATCTAATTCTGGCGCGAGGGTAAATAAATACCATAAATTTAACATTTGCCCTTTAATATATTGTCCTAGTGATTGCTTTTCTTCTGGCATATTATCATTATATACTTCTTGTTTTTCTTCTCCATCTACAGATAACCAAACTTTTAAATTTTCTATAATAGAATTTGTTAATTCAGTCATAGTAGAAAATGTTTCAATATTATGAAAAACTTCATAAGTATAACCTTCATCACCTGTTATGTCAAGTTGAACTTTCATTTCAATATTATCGCCTGGCATAGCATAATTTTTTAATTGTTCTTCATCAACAGAAGCTTCAATATCACCGTATTCTTCTCCTTCAATTACTTCAAAAGTTAATGAAGCTTTTTGTTCTACTTCATCTTTTTCTTTTTCTTGAATATTTACACTATTCCAAGGATCATCGGTGCTAAAATCGGGATAAAAATTTTGATTTTGAATGGCGTCCGCACTTGGATATGTGCTTACACGAGAACTAGTTGCTAAATGTTGATAATTATTAAAACGAGCATAATAAGCTACATAAAAAGTATACCCCTTAGGTAATATTTTAGTATAATATACTGTGTCATCAATAATTACATAATCTGAGGTTCCTTCTTCAATAAGATTACCATTAGCATCTAAAATTCCACATTCAGCAAAATCCCAATCTAAACTTTCTTCTTCACCAGTTGCTTTAACAGTTCTATATGCATTTAAATGTACACAAACATATGCATCAAGGCCAAGTTGTTTAACTTCAGTTTGCATAGGAACGCTATATTTATTAACAGTGCGGTCATAAAAATAATTATAAACAGCAACTGTTTGAGAAATATCAACAATTCCAAGAGTTTCTGTTAATTCAACTTCAGCTTGAAAAACAACTTCATTATTTGTTTCTTCGTTAGTATTATCCTCGCTGGTTTCTTCATCAGATTCCTCATCAAAATTTTCGGTAGGTTCTGTATTATTAGATTGCGCGAGTAAGAACATATTTCTTTTCAAAGTAACAGGTTGTTCAATGTTTTCTTCTAAATCTTCATTTGTATCTTCTTCTTTTAGAAGTTCATCTTGTTCTGAAAATTCTTCTTCCTTTTCTTCTATGACTTCAGGTTCTTCTGCAAATTCTTCTTCCTTTTCTTCTAATTCATTAAAATTTGAAGCTTCTTGAGAATCAATGTTATCTATGACTTCATTTACTTCTACATCATTAGTCTCTTCAACTACGGATTCTTCTTCTATTGGTATAATTTCTTCAAATTCTGATTCAACTATTTCAACATTTATTTCATCTTCATTTTTAATTTCTATATTTTCATCATTAATTTCTATCTCTTGCTCTATTATTTCTGGCTCTGTCATTTCTTCTACAGCAATCTCTTCTGATAATACTGCAATATTTATAAATGAAATTAAAAATATTAATAAAATAGCAATTATTTGTTTTAGTTTCATATTTCCCCTCCTATATAATTATAGCACAAAATGCCCTTCAAAAATGAAGGGCAATATTATTTTTTAAAGCGCCCGCGAATTATTCATCGCGGTATCTCCATTTATAACCATAAGCAGTTTTATATTTTCCTTTACAAGCTTTACGAATACTATCCTTTACATTAGATTTTCCTAATGCTTCACCTGCTTCTTTTATAGAATTGAAAGAATTTATTATTTGATCAGTTATTTTATCTAATTGTAATACTGGTTTACTAATTTGTGCTAGTCTATCTTGATTAATTTCTTCTTTAGAAATGTTATAGTTTTCTAAAACTTTTCGCACGCTTTCTTTATGACAGCCTACAATTTCTGCGGTTTTCTTTAAAGAATGAACTTCTTTCCAAGTATTAAAAATTAGTTCATAATCTAAATATGTTTTTCCATCGCCGCCCTTAGTAGCATTATATCCATTATGAAAAGAATCATAATATTCAATCCAGTATATTTCTTTTTCATTCAATACAGAAACATCAACTTCTTCAATTTGTTTTATATGAAAATGTTTTATTCCATATTTATTCATTGCTTCATATAAAATTCGCTTTTCTGTATGAGACTTTGTACTATCTTTTATATGTTGCTTCCATCTTTCTTCAATAGTTTCTGTAGTTTTACCAATATAAACTTTATCATTTATATCATTAAAAATTTTATAAATATAAGCCATTTTAAATCACCCCTATGATTAAAATGAGCCGGTGTAGGGGCACCTTATTCTCGTTGGTTAATTACTCCAACGCTACCTCAAAACGCCCGCGAGAAGATTCGAACTTCTGCGCCAGTTTCCTGACCTCACGGTTTTCAAGACCGTTCTCTTCAGCCAAACTTGAGTACGCGGGCATAAGTGCGGTTTTACCGCACTATTTTAAGGAAAAAGGTTAAAAATATCATTAAATAGAGTAGGAATATCCTTTACATTACTAGTTGAATAATGATAGGTTCCATACTTCTGGCAGAAGGTTTCTAGTTCCTTCTTGTAAGCAGACTGTGCTTCAGTCATAACCTTACGCGCAGCTTCTACCTTTTCTGCGGCAGCCTTGCGTTCAGCGGCCTTGCGTTCCTTTTCGTACTTTTCCTTTTCCTGTTCGGCTAGATGCTTACGCTCTGCCGCGAGACAGTCGTTTGCGTTATCGTAAAACTTCTGCTCATATTCATTCCAATACTTCATATAAGTTCCTCTCCTTATATTGTTTTTTTATTTCAAGAGAAGTTCCTTTCCTCCTCTTGATATAATAATTATAACATGAATTTTATTTAAAGTCAAATATTAACTTCTTTCCATCCTGCTGGATAAGTTGAAGGAGACCAAATATTATTTGGGATAGTACATTCATAAATTTTACCATTATATATGACTTTATCACCAATTTGATAAGGATTTGTACTATCAGGTTGTTCCCAATCAGGAATAACATTTTCATCTGGAATTAATACTTTCGCCCAAAGACTAGGAGTATTTTGTGGAGTCCAAGTTGGTTGAGCAATATGCGCTTGTAAACATTTATATAAAACATTATGGAAGCGCACTCTATCATCAACATTATATTCAGCGCTGTCATTCCATTGAGGGAATAATGAAACCGCTTCTAAAGCATCAGTATCATCTAAATTTATTACTGCTTTTTCTATATAAGGGCGTAATTTTCTAGCTAAATCTAATAAGTTTCCCAATTACTCCACCCCCAATAGTATTTTTGCTGCGGCTAATTCTTCTTGTAATGCTGCAATATCAGCATTATTTTTAGCCATTAATGTGATATATTCATCCTTATCATATTCTGTTAAAGTATAAGAATAGCAAGTTTCTATTATATCTTCATATTCGCGTTCAATAGATTGAACATTAGTAGCAATAAAAACTTTTGTGCTTGTAATTTCTATTTCTTGAGGTTCAGTAATTGAATATACAGTTTCATAATTTTTCATTCAAATCACCCCTCATTTGACCATAAATTATAATTATTGGTTTCAATAGTAGAATTTGCGATTGGAGTATATGTTATTTGCGCGGAAACACTACGATAGTTATATTCTTTATTAATATGTAATCCATAATAGAACGGACCAGCATTAACATCAGAATTACTTAATCCGCCAATTACGCAGCTATTTAAAGTATTATTGTCAGGAGAATAGAGATAATCTCCTACAGGTAAAGAGCTGCTAGCATTTGAATTGGTTTCAATTGGTAAATAAGCCCAGTCCATTTCGGGATCATAGCCAAATGCATTAATCCACCCATTATCATTTGGAATTTTAAATGAAACGGTATGATCTTTATAAGTATAAGTATCATTTTGCGCGAATAAGTCACCAATAATTTTCCAAATATTACCAAATGGATTTTCTGTACCACGATAACTAATACTACAAGTTCCTTCTGTTGTATAGGTTACATCAGAACCATTAATATTGTTAACAGTAGAAGAAGCTTGGCCTGAAGTATTATTTAAACTTATTGTTGAACCAGTATTTGCGCTAATATTACCAGAAGAAGAAGTGGTAATCTTTGTAAGGCCGTTATTAAAGGTTTGCTGTAAGTTTAAAGAACCATATTCAATCATCATTAACATTTGATTAATTGAGAAAGCTTCAAGATTCATTAATTCCCATCCAGCGCCATTATTTTCAGCCATTTGTTTTGCTGCAGCATAGTTAAATGCTTGAGTTGCGCCACTAGTTGGCTTTGCATTTATAACAGAAACTAATTTATCTGCGGATAAGTTAAGATCTTGTGCATCTGTAAGTTCATAACTGCCATTCGCGCGCAAAGTACCACTCTCAAACGCGGGTAATAGAATATATTTTACTGGATTACCATTAGCATCTTTAAATTTTGGGTGTAATTTAAAGCCAGCAAATTTTTTATCTGATAGATAAATATGTTCTTTATTTATTTTAATACCTGCGCTAGTTGTAGTGGTTGAAAGAATTAGCCTTAAATAATAAAAAGCTGGTTGATAAACCATAATGCGTTTATTAGCTAATGTTGATGCAGTGTCGTTATTAGTTACAAATCTATCAATAGACCCGTCGGCATTGACAATACAACGTTTGCGGCCGCCAAACATATTAAATTTATCAAAATGGCTACCAGGAGTGGCATCTTTTGCATCTTGCAATCTT